AAAAGTAAAGCCCCTGCTTATTTAAGCAGGGGCTTTAGTTATTTGTTAATCTTCACAGCTATAACGAGAGATTTGATATGAGAAAATAAAAGAAAGTGAGATAACCCGAGAAAAGGCGGGAAAGCTTGAGATGGTGCGGAGTTTGGCGATCGGCATCGAGAAGGCAAAAATCTCACGGCGTGCATGAAAAAACGGCCACTCGTGTACACTTGTAGCCGTGTGAAAGATTTTAAAATATAATATAAAAAGCGTTAAAACCCCGTTTAAAACTGCCTTTGTGGCATTTTAAGCGGGGTTTTAATATTACGCCAACCGGAACGAATTAGGAAGTTTATTGGGAAGTGGAAAAGTTAGATATCATGCGGATTGCCCGCTAGTCCATACTTCCTAATAAATTGAGAATAAAAATACATTTCGATTATTATTTATTCATTAATCCCTAAAAGAATGTCAACAGCATGCCTAACTTCAGCCTTTTCTCGGTAAGCACGAATAACTTTCTCTTCTTTCGCGCTTATGCCTTGAGGTGCAATAGTAATATCGAGTAACTCATCAGACGAAACATCGAGCACCCTACATATTTCAGTTAACATGTCAACATCTGGACGATTTAACCCCCTCTCCCAATTAGATACCTTTGCATTACTTTGCCCTATAGCGGCTGCAAAATCTTTCTGGGAAATTCCCTTTTGCTCACGGAATCTTCTAATTTTCTTACCTATCTGATACATAGCAAAACCTCCTGTTTACAAATTATAACAAAAAATCCGTAAAACAATCAAGAATATCTTGACAATAAAGAAAAACTTGATTACAATAAATTATAAAGATATTCTTGATTAAGGAGGCACTGAAAATGGAGGTTTATCAAAAGATAAGAAATTATTTGACTAGACAAGGAATCAAGCAAATACACTTATCAAGAAAAACTGGAATAAACAATAAAGTTCTGAATGCATCACTAAACGGAAAAAGGAAGTTTCGCGTAGAAGAGTTCAGGGACATATGTGTGGCATTGAATGTAAGCAGTGAAAAATTTTTAGGAGGTAAAAAATGAAACCTACTATTATATACGCATCAATCTGGTATCTGTTAACCGAATCGGAAAATGCTGTGTGGTTCGCCTGTGGCGTTGTTTTTACCCTTGTCCTACAGTTAGTATTCGCGCAATAAAAAAGCCGCGTAAAACGCAGCTTTAGAGAATGGAGGCATATTAATGAAGGTAAGAGAAACGCGCCGCATGTGTTCTGATGATCTTTACAGACTGTGCGTCGATAATGAATGGTATACCAGAGGGACGAACCAAGAATACACGAGGATGCTTGAATTTGCTAGGTACTTAACAAATATCACTGCCGAAGACATAGTTTCCATTGCGGCCGACATTAAGCATCACAGTGACACAGAACGATCAATAGAAAGCATTTGCCACAGCGTAGCTCAGCGATGCTTCAGTATTTTTGAAATAATCGACTAAAGAGGTGTCCGAATGATAAAAATAATCCTTTGCCTCATTTTTGCAATCCCCGGAATAGTATTCCTGTTTATCGGAGTTGCAATGTTTATTTACATGCTTCGTTTCGCCGAACCGCTCAGCTGTCCCTTGATCTGCTTTGGCAGTTACGAATGCTTCCGCTATGCAAAAATTTGCTTTAAATCCATCTATGAAACATTAACGGAAAATCCTACTCCCGATGTTCGCTGGCCTGTATATTGGGTGAATTATGACAAAGAGGAGTGATCTGACATGATTATCAAAACCGGCCGAGAAGCTGAACTTACAATCTTTCTTGAGGCACTAGAAAAAAGAGAAATAGAACGTTATAAAGCCCTTGGGAAACCGTATGACAAATATAAACTTACGCCTGAAGGAATACAGGAAGTAAAACATCTTCTTTACTCATGGGCCCGAGCTGATGCTAGAGCAGCAGCGAAAGAAGAAATGCACCCCTGTCAACAAATGAGTTTTGCTGAGAAAATAATAGGAACGATCTCTTTGATCATTTCCGTCATCGCGCTTGTAATCTCAATAAAGAAATATATATCGTTTTGACAAAGGAGACAGTCATGACCAACAAAAAACACCTGAAATCCTCTTTGTACCGATATGGCATCTGGTTCATGAGAAATCAGTTAGTTGCAGAGAGTTACAACCATGATAGAAAAAGAAAGCCTGTCTTGAATATGAGCAAATCAACCAGAGTGTTGGTTTTATTTTTAACACTTTTCGCTGCTGCATCGCTGTTTTTGGTCTGCATCCAAGGCTTTGATGCTCTCCCTATAATATTCTGCCTCGTCATAAGTCTCTTGTCTTACGCGTTTTTCAATATAATCATCAATATTATATCCTGAGAGTTTAAACAATAATTCCAGATCCTTCAAACAATCGCACCCACATACAACCAAGGTAGCTGCCACCCTACCGGAGACAACAGGAGCGCGATCGAGCTTAGCGTCTAAAGCAGAAAGATTACAAAAGATTTCCGCTTGAGTTATAAAGAAAAAAACATTGGCGTTTTTCGCTAAAGAAAAAAGTCGTTCTGTTTGCTCAGGCGAAAGGCCTAACGACGCAGGCAAAGACAATTCTATTTCAGCTGGTAGAACTTTTTGTTTTGAAAGGTCCGGGAACGCTGCTTGCAGCTCATTCATAAAAGAATAAATTTTCGCATATGCAAACAGAATAAGCGATTTAAGCGAGTTTAGCTCTTTTGTTCGCAAATCAATCCAGTGTTTCAAAATATTCAAAATTAAAGTAATAACAACGGAAACAATAATATTGTAAAACCCAAAACTAGATATATACTCCTCAAACATAAACCAAACAACTCCCTTCTTTTTTACATTATAACAAACCCTAAAAGGAGGCGCTATACATGGACCGAAAACAAAAACTTGCATTATTTGAAGGCTGCTACGCTGCGGAGCGCAAAGCGGATAAATACCGACAAACTCACTTGGACGCTCTATATAAAGGTGAAGCATTGGGATATCAAGATGCTCTCGCTACTCTTGAATTATTAAGGGATTACGAAGAATGGAAACTACTCTTGAATTATTAAGCGAACACGAAAAATGGAAATCACAGCAGGAGGGATAGCCATGAACCCCAAAAGTAAAAACGCAAAACAAAGGATCTTTGAGCTGGTCGACTACTACGAAGGCCGCGCCTTGAACAATGTCGATGAAAACCTCGAAGACTATTGTCAGGGCCGCTGTGATGCAATGCACAACGTACTTGTTGCTTTAGATATTGAAAATGAATACATCGACTGGCAGACAAAACAATGATTATCTCCAGCACTAATCTCCAATCAAAACAAAATACATATCTGACGGCAGAACAGGTCGCAGAGCTACTGGGATGTAGTAAAAGATGGACACGGGAACTCGCTGACGCCTATGGCGCTATCTCGGTAAAAAGCGCGGGTTGCACTGGTACGTCCTACCGCTTTCCGCTGCACAATCTGCCGCCAGAGGCCCAGAGGAAATACATGGAAATGCAGACCAAAAGAGTAAAAACAGCGTATGAAACAGCGCCGCAGTGGATCCGCGACCAGGCAGAGCAGCGGCTCTGGCTGCTGGAAGAATGGGAAGACTACTGCAGCAGGCATTCAAAGCTTAAAAAGCCCGAGATATTCAAGATCCTTGCCGCCGATATCCGCGGCTGTCGCCCGGAACTTAAATTCAGCCTGGCATCGTTGTACCGCTGGGAAAAGGCGTATCGCGAAAAAGGCATGGACGGGCTGCTTGGCAAGACGCCAACGCAACCACAGCGCAAGATCCACCCTGAGGCATGGCAACGCTTTTGCGAGCTGTATCTCCGCCCGCAGCGGCTGTCTATAAGCTACTGCTATGATCTCGTAGAAATGGAAGGCGCGGACAAAGGCTGGTGGCTGCCGACTAAAGAGACTGTCGCCCGGCTTGTGCGCACGGATATTCCGGAGGGAATCCGCCGCCTGCAGCGTCTCGGCGTTAAAAACGCCTACGACAACGCAACGCCGTTCACCCGCCGCGACCCGGACAGCATCTCATCCGGCCAGATCTACGTCGGCGACCATCACATGCTGGATCTCATGGTAATCCATAACGGCAAAGTAAAACGGCCATGGCTCACAGCTTGGCTTGATATGAGAAGCCGCAAATTCGTCGGCTGGATGGTTACTTTAAGCCCATGCACGAATACGATCATCGGCTCGCTTGCTAAAGCAGCTATGGATCCGGCTATCGGGCTGCCGCGCGAGATCTACATAGATAACGGACGCGACTACTGCTCGTATCGCTTTGCCGGACGCGGCTACAGAGGTAAACCCATGAGTGAGGACGATCAGGCAAGGCTGATCGCCGAGGGCAAACAGGTGGCAAGCCTTACAGCTCACCTCGATATCAAAGTCCATTATGCAATAGTCGAAAATGCCCGGGCAAAGGTCATTGAAAGGGCGTTTAAGGACGTTGTAGAGCGCTTTAGCAAGAACTACAGCACCTACTGCGGCAGATCCACCATAGAGCGCCCGGAAGATCATAACGATACTATCAGGAAAATGCTTAAAAACCATAAAAAAGGCCGTGAGGTCTTGACGCTTGACGATATCAAAGCAGATCTTGATACCTATATCCGGCAAATATGGAATAAAACGCCGTCAGCTGCCGGCAGAGGCCGCAAGGCCGAGTGCCCGGATGAAACCTTTATCAGAACGCGCCTGCCGGTTCGCAGGGCAACTCCGGATACCTGCAAGCTGCTTTTTATGAAGTCGACCAACCCGCGCAAGATCGGCCGCAATGGCATCACCTTCCGCGGTGAGGAATACTATAACCCGGATTTCCTGCTCATCAAGGGCCAGAGCGTCTATATCCGCTACGACGAGGACGATCTGTCGAAGATCTACGTCTATAGCACCAAAGATGAGTATATCGGTACAGCTGAGCGCGTCAAAGCGCTGCCGGCGATCGGAGCAGATCCGGAGCTTTTGGCGCAGGAAATGGCCCGCAAGACCGGAGCTATGAAGCGGCTTAAAAATCACCCACTCACAAAAGCCGCCAAGGCTGCCAATTTACCGAGCATATCAGAAATTGCTGCCATGTTCGCCAAAAATAAACCCGCCCCTGACCCGGAACCGACAGACGTCATAGAGCTTGTGCAGACGTCCAAAGAGGTCAACAGGAGCGCCAAACGGCTTAAAGCTGCAGGCGATACCTTAAATATAAATCCCTTTGAAGCCATGCTGCAGGGAACGATAATACCAAGAAAGGAGCGTTGGAAAAAGTAAGTGTAATCAAAAAACATAAAAATAAAAAAGCTCTGTTATTACACAGAGCGGAAAGGACATGATGAAAAATATCAAAAGAATAGTTCTGGAGATAGCGATAATATGGGCTTACATATCTCAAGTATATTCGTACATGAATGAAGGGATGGCGTTGATAGGTTCATTGCTTTTGGGAATCATTCCAATGATTTTATTATTCGTTATTCTCATCATATTGGAAAAAGTAAGTATACCAAATAAAAAAAAGAAATGAGGACAAAACATGAATAAACTTGACTACAATAACCCACCGGCAGACCCCGATTCAATGAAAGTAAAAAGGACTTCTGTTATCAGAGTTGAGCGCACTGTAGGCACAGGGACGATAGAAGAGCCATATCGCAGGATATATAGATATTATACCTCGAGCGGTACGTTGATCGGCGAAATACCAGCCCAAACAACAATCACAGAAAATCAAGCCCCAAGTCACCAAAACGGGGTAACCAACGTTGTTTTGAAAATGTCTGCCGTCTCAGAAAAAGAAATTGAAAACGCCGTAAAACTAGCAAGTAAAATGCAAAAAGAGTACAGCTGCAACTGCACTCTTTTTACAGTATAAAGCCTATGAATTTTGGTTTACAGCCTTAGCAATTTCTGCATAAGCTTTGCAAATTAAAGCAATTCTGTCATTGTGAATAGTGTCATGGGTTTTAACTGAATCGGTAATATCCAGCAAACCACGATTTATCGCAGCAACAATAATTTCTTTTGCAATTTCAGCCCTAGTCATAACTATCACCTCCTTTCTGATTAAATTATAACAGAAAAATTAAGGTGAGGGAAAACAAAAGGCAGCCGCCTGCAAGCGACTGCCTCCCAAAAATACACGCAGGCGAAGTTGAACGCACCTGCGTAAATATCATATCAAAATAACAGTTAAAGTCAATATAAAGCTCGTTTAAAAGGAGGAAAAACAATGAACAGCTTAATCGAAAGAGTGAAAAAATATCTTACGACACATACAGATATCAGTCAGGAAAAGCTGGCCAAGCAGATCGGGATCTCAGGAGCTGCCCTTTCCGGTTTTTTAAGAGGCAGCTATAAAGGCGACCAGAAAGCCATCGCAGATAAATTAGAAGCGCTGCTGATCGCCGACGAAAGCAGAAGCCGGGCGATAAACGAGATCAAGGCCCCTGAGATAATTGAAACAAATATCATGCGCCAGATCAACTTCGGCATGGATTACGCCCGCGATCGCAATGATATCATCGTCATTTACGGCGCACCCGGGATCGGTAAAACCGTAACAGCCAAAGATTGGGCAGCGGATAACCCGACCAGCATCTTCATCACAGCAAATCCGAATCTTGCCACCAAGCGCTGCGTCATGGAAGAGATACTCGAAGCCCTGCGCCAACGAACAGACAGCAGAGCTGACCGCATGCACCGCTCTATTGTTAAAGCACTTGAAAAGACCAATCGCCCCATCATTATCGACGAAGCTCACTTCCTGCGGCTTGACGCGATCGAGACGCTGAGGGCAATATATGACGCGACCGGCGTACCCCTGATCCTCGTTTCAAACCCGACTATCATGGATAAGATCACCGAAAAAAACAAGTTGATCACCGGCCAGTTTTTCAGCCGCAGCGTTAAGATCCAGCTGGACGAAACGATCCCGCTGGAAGACGTGCAGGGAATCGTCTTGCAAAATGGCGTAGAGCTTGATGAAGAAGCCCTGGACGAACTCCACCGGGCCGCCAATAAAACCGGAGCGCTGCGCCTTATGACAAAGCTTTACCTTTTTGCTCTTAAAATGGCTCATAGCGCAGGCGAGAAGCTGTCCATCCGCCATATTCAGGCAGCCGAACAAGTTATTACAATAGTCTAGGAGGCACAATGGATAAAAATGATTATGAACTCATGAAGCTTACACATATCGGCAAAAGCCTTACCGCGCTCGGCTTTAATGCCAATTTAAAAAAATCATATGCCACCTGGGGTAAAGACAGTGCAGGCAATGAATGGTTTGAGGCGTGGGAAACCAAAGACGATGCTATCTCAAGCTATTATTATCGTCTCGCTGAGGCCAGGGAGGAAATATGACATGCTGAGAAATCTTCTTATCGCTATAACAAAGGCTTTCAAATGGTTTGTGGGCTGGCCACGTCCGGTGCTTGTGCCTAAATTTAAAACAGGCTGCGAAGTATGGTACAGTACGAGCCGATATGACGAGGAAGCGGAAGGCGACGCAGCCATCGGCACCGTCGAGATAGTAAAAATAGACCGCGCTGCTGAAGAAATAAATTACCTGATCAAAACAAAACCGCATGGCGCAGTCTGGCGTAAAGAAAGCCAGCTGCAGCCCTGCGCACCAGCAAGCGAGGAGTGAGAAAATGACGTGTGTTTTAGAGTGCGATAAATGTTATCACCTGCAAGAAACGGCACCTGACGCCGCCTGTTGCGCCCATATGCATGTGAATCCATGCTACAGAGGATTACACAAGGAACCGAAGGTCACAACCCCTAAACGGAACCAGCTGCCGCCTCTGACGCCAAAAACAGAAAGTAAACGCATACCGCCGTTTCGCCCGATGAAGCGTTCTGATTTTGACTGGGAAAAGCATCACGAGTATATATTTAAAATGCACTACGAAGGCCGCAGCGTCCGCAGCATCGCACTGGCGATAGGCGCAAATGCCAATACAGTGTGGGGCTACATCTACAAATACAGGGAGGATAGATAATGAAAATCAAAATCCCGGATATATTGATCGCAATGCTCTTTGCTTTAATGATAACTGGTCTTTGTTGGCTGACCACCGCCGCCATTTTATCATTACTGCACTTAACAAACATAACCAAATAAAACACAAAGGAGTTTAAACATGGACGCATTAACCTTAACCGGAATCAAAAACATACTAAAAACAGCACTTGCCGTGTGCTGGGAGATGCTAAAACTTGCCGGGCTCGTAGCCCTTATTGCAGCATTGATCTACTTTTTGGGCTTTTTCTGGTCACTTGGCAAAGAGGCCGCAGCAACCGTGATCGAATACTACATTTGGAGGGGCGGGATTTTTTAATGGAAAATGACAAAAGATACACATCAGTAGGAGACGAAAATAAAGAGCAGGTAACGAAACGACTGCGGCAGCAAATCGAAGAATGCCTGGAAAATGACAAGCCGATAATCGTCGGCCTGGAAAATGACCTCTACACTCTGGGGCGTACTCAAAGCCCGGAAGAATTAATTAAGTTTGTAATGAAGGCGACAAAAGGCCTCGCCGAAATGATTGAAAAAACTACCGGATTTCTTACTGCCAAAGATTTTTTAGAAATCACTATTAGCGTAATGGTCGAAGCCGAGGAGGGAAAAGTCAGTGAGCAAAAAACAGATGCCCAAGAACAAAAACCGCTCCACTAAGTCCGCTTTTAAAAACAAAGTTTGCCGCCGCTGCGAGATCGGCCGTAAGAGCCGGAAACTGGACGATACAACAGCTTCGCTGGACAGCAGCATAAAATCGCATGAGATAGGCAGCGTGCTTCTGCCGAAAGAAGAAAAGTTATCGCTTTGGGAAAAAATAAAAAAATGTTTGAATTTTTAAAGGATAAAACAAATGAGTTGTTAAAGCCAAAGCCCATTCTCGGCAAGGATCTGCCGACAAGAATATACCCTCCCGCTCTTGACGATTATATCCTAATAGGAGGCCCGCCAACAAAAAGTGACACTCCGGTTCCCGATATTGCCTTTGGCGGACAGGATCATCAACGAATGCTGCTGGAAGCTATAGAAAACAACCGCAACACAAATCAGAGGAAGAATGGTGAACGAAAAATGCAAAAAAATGCATATCATGATCTAAAAATATTACCCGAATACTTCGCTGCCGTTAAAAATGGCACAAAAACCTTTGAACTGCGCAAGGATGATCGCGACTATAAAGTTGATGACATGCTGATGTTGAGTAAGTGGAGCCCCGAACTTGGTTACTTTGGCGATATGCTTATGACCAGAATCGTCTATATTTTAAACGGCGTGCCTGGGCTTGAGCCGGGGTATGTTGTACTTGGGATATCTTCCACTCTTATATCTGTCAACAGGAAAGAATGCATAGAAGCTGGGCTCATCAAGGAGAAACTATGATAAACTCAATCCTCACAATCAACAGAAATGGTACCTGCTGCATTCCTGTAGCGATTCGCAGGCTCATGCACCTAAAACCGGGTACCAAGCTTATAATCAGCCTGCAGGAGCAAAAGTCAGGAGATAAAATAATCGTGCTAAAACCAAGAAAAGGAGCCGCAATCAATGAGTAGTACAAATATCCAAACCTACATCGATAGAGCCGTGCAGCTGGAGGCCGAAATCGCTACCGCCAAAGAGCAGCTGGAAGAAGCCAAAATCAAGATCCAGACCGAGCTTTACGCAAAAATGCAAAACTGCAATCTAAATTACGCTTATGCCAGCTCAGATAACGGCCGGGCGGAGCTCATGATCAGAACAAAGCTCAATATCATTGACCCGGAAAAAGCAATGGCCCTGATCGGCGCCGTTGCTGAAGAAAACATCAAAGTTAAAACTGAGCCGAAATACGAGATCAAAACAAAGTTTAAAATCGCCCTCACAGCCCTCTTGCGTATGGACTACGAGGAAATAGACCTGAAAGCCATTTTGGCGCTTTTAAAAGCCAAACCTGACGCTGTGGAGGTGCTTGTCAAAAAGCTCAAGGGAGAATACAAAAAGGATCTGGAGCTGCTTCGGGCAGCAGGCCTTGGCAGCGAAAACCTAGAAGAAGAACTCGACGCTATCCGCGCCGCCAAAAACGCCGAGCTCGTCAAAAAATACTTTGACCTTAGCTCGCTGGACGTTGAAGAGCTGGCAAAAGCGATCAGCGTCGAAGATACGCTTGCCCTTACGATAAGCCCCGGCGAACAATAAAATAAGGAGGCAGGGCAATTATGGCTAACATCATAACAAAAAAGCAGGTCGGGCTGCTGCAGACAGCTAAAACAAAGCTTGGCCTCAGCGAAGAAGATTATCGATCCCTGCTCTATAAATATGGTGTAGACAGCACCAAAGAGCTAACTCAACCGGCTTTCAAGCATCTCCTCAAAACCTTTCAGCGGCTGGGGTTTGAAATGCAAGGCCGATCAACAGCAGCTCAACTGCGCCATATTGCGAAAATGCAGGCCGATATGGGCATATCAGACGCAGGTCTCGGCAGCCTGTGCCAAAAGACTGTGGGGAAATCCAATCCAGAAACGCCTGGCGAATGCTCGAAAGTCATCGAAGCGCTGAAAGCTATAAAACGCCGAAGGGAGTTGACTGCTGATGGATAAAAAAATCAAAAGCCAGCTCGAAGCCGATGTGCAGCCGGAAGATTTTGCGCAGTCGTTTCAGCCTATAATCAGTGCGATCGGAATAAAGGCAGCACTTGACCTTTGCAGGTATAGCGGCGGAATCCAACAGTATATCCCGCTTTATGATGAGGTACTGGAAGGGCCGAGAAACCGCGCTATAACGAAAGAATTCGACGGCTCCAACACGCGACGTCTTGCGTGGAAATATAATGTATCCGAAGTCTATGTGCGCAACCTGCTCGCACAAAACAGAAGAAACGAAACCAAAAGAATACTGAAGGAAAATCAAGGGAACCTTTTTTGACGCTCAAATACTAAAGGCGTTGAAAAGCCGACTTTTCCGATTCGATAGATAATAAGATCAAGCAAATTGCTTGATCTTATTGTTTTTTAGGAGGTTCCTGCCTTGAAAAAATTTATCCTTGACCTGATCTGTGATGCAGAAGGTCACCCCAGCTGCACTACGGTTCTGGCCATTACTGGCTTTGCCTTTTTTATTTTTGTGACGATGTTCTTGCTGCTGCAGGAAAAAACATGGGCACACTATGAAATATTTGCCGGTACGATCCTGACTGCCTGCTTTGGCGCACAGGTCACAGGAAAATTTATCAACAGCCGCGGCGCAAGCAGCGCTATAGGTAAACTTGATGGAAAAAGTTAAACTGCTGGCTGCGTTTTTGTCCGGTGCGTTGATAGCGTCCGCCTTGATGTTTTATTGTACGCCGAAGCCCGAAACAGAACTTCCTTTGCCGACAAAACCCAAAAATGAGCTGACTGCTACAACCAGTACAAACGTCAGTTATACCGCTAAAGCCGGAGCTGATGATCCGGATGCCGAGATCACCGTCAATGCGCCTGCGGTAAAAATAAAATATAACGATATCGACTACGCTTTACCGGCGCTTGAAAACGAGCGTCACAAATTTGATGCGGGCAAGCTTACCGTTGAAAGTAAAACCGAAGCGGCTCTTGACGTTACAAAACTCGTTGATCAACTAGCCGAGGCAAAAAGACCGCGCCAAGCAGTAGGCATCTGGCAGACCACTGACGGCCCGGCACTGAGCTACGGATATTTTATTGCAAAAAATAAGAAACTCACCATCATGGCCACTATCCCAGACACAAAAAAACATGTCGCCGTCGGCCTTGAAATAACGTTTTAGATCGGAGCCAATAATGGATCAAACCTATATCAACATGCTTTTTACTATCGCCATGGCGATCATATCAGGTGTCCTGACGCTGTGTGGAAGATACCTGAACGAGTACAAAGAGGATCTGATCAAACGCACTACAGACCAAGATGCAAAGATTATTGATGTTAGTTTGAAAATAGAACGCTTACGAGAAGACTATGCCCGAGAAGCACTACGGATACAAAGAGACTTTGTGGCCAAAGACGAGTATATCGCTATGGTCAGCAAAATAGATTCAAAATTAGACCGCACACTCAGCGCACTGCATGAAGTTGACAAAACACTGGCGCAAGTAGTTGCAAAAGGAGAGCAGAATGAACAGCATTGAACGCATTGAAAAAAAAGAACTGCGGGGACGCATCCTTGCTGTCCTTGACTATAACTACCCTGCGGGACTGAGCGAAAAGCTTGTGCTGCAGTCGCTCATTGCCGCCCGCTTTGACGTCACCAAACGCGAACTCAAAGCGCAGCTGGCATATCTGTCCGAAAAAGGTTATGTCGCTCTGCAGCAGGTAGGCTTTACTGATATCGATCTTGCGCGTCAGATGGTCAAACTCACTGCCAGCGGAAAAGATCTCGTAGACGGAAATCTGGAGGCGGATCCGGGGGTGAGCGTATGAGGCGAAAGACTCAGCAGCGCAGCCACAGCAAAATATCAAAGCTTCCGGCATCAGTGCGCGAAGCCGTCGATAAACTCATACTTAGCGGTAAAACGTATGACGAAATAGCCGAACATCTGCAGCATATGGGCGAGGATATCAGCAGGGCCAGCGTTGGCCGCTATGGCCAGCGGTTTTTAGCCCAGATGGAAAAGCTGCAGCTTTTTCGCGATCAGGCCCGTGTTGTAGTAGACTCTGCCGGAGACCGTCCGGCACTTGAAATAGCTGAAGCTGCCAATCAGATGGCACTATCTGCTGTAATGGAGTACATCATGGAGATCGACTCCCTGAAAGGTGCTAAAGCAACAGAAGTCATCAAGGCTCTGGCGCTCTTAGAACGCAGCGGCGTGCAGCGGGAACGCCTTAAATTAGAGGCACGCAAAAAAGCTAATGAAATCATCAAAACGCTGGAAGAAGGCACGCCAACAATGGCAGCGTTATCGCCGGAACATATGGCCTATATCAAGGGGATGTATGGTCTGACATATTAAACGCCTTGAAAAAGGCGTTTAAATGCTTTTTAACAAAAGGAGGAACCATGGGAGCAAAAATGCAGCCATTGATACCATTGCTGCCCTATCAGCAGCGCTGGGTAGAAGATAAAAGCAGATTCAAACTGGTCAACAAAGCGCGGCAAACAGGTTTTTCTTTCGCGGTGTCGCTGGAAGTGCTGCTTGATGCATTAGAGCGCAAGACGCTCTGGGTGCTGCTCTCTAAAGGAGAACGGCAATCCCGTGAGCTGATGGACAAAGTGCAGATGCACGCTAAAGCTGCCAGCTACGCCCTTGACGTGATCGAAGCTGACTTTAAGGTCGGCAAAGACAGTTATAAGCAGCTGGAGCTTAATTTGCCCAACGGCAGCCGCATCATCGCGCTGCCCGCCAATCCTGACACGGCCCGCGGCTTTTCCGGCAATGTCGTCCTTGACGAATTTGCCTTCCATGCCGACTCAAAGGCGATCTGGGCAGCGTTATATCCGACTATTACCCGCGGATACAAGCTGCGCATAATCTCAACACCAAACGGCGTTGGTAACCAGTTTGAAAAGCTTGTATCGGACCCGGACAATAACTGGAGTAAACATGAGGTAGACATCTATCTGGCCGTCTCTGAGGGACTGGATCTAAACATAGAGGAGCTGCGCCGCGAAGCTGGCAGCGAGGACACATGGCTGCAAGAATACTGCTGCAAGTTTTTGGACGAGTCATCCAGCTTTTTGACTTTTGACCTTATCAATGGCTGCAGCGATGGCAAAGTCGCACGCAATCTGCCGGAACTAATCGATCCGGCAGCGCAGCTATACCTTGGCTTTGACGTTGCCCGCAAAAAGCACCTTTCGGTCATCTGGCTGCTGGAAAAAGCCGGAGAGCGATATAACACCATCTGCGTCAAAGAGATGCAGGGCATGAAGTTTAGAGATCAGCGCCAACTGCTCTACACATTCCTTGACCTCCCGAACCTCTACCGGGCCTGCATCGACGCCACCGGCATCGGCGCTCAGCTGGCCGAGGACGCTAAACTGGACTACGGCTATAAAGTCGAGCCGGTGATGTTTACCGGCGCGAGCAAAGAAGATATGGCCGTTCATATCCGTGGACTGTTTGAGGACAGGCTCATTACGATCCCGAAAGACGATAAGATCCGCGACGACCTGCACAGTGTAAAAAAAGTTGTCACGTCAGGGGGCAACGTGCGTTACGTCGCCCCGGAAACAGATGACGGACACGCCGACAGGTTTTGGGCACTCGCTCTTGCGGCCCACGCCGGCCGCACCAAATGGCAGTCCGGCAAGGTGACGCCTTTTAAAATCAAGTATTAGGAGGATCAAAAAAATGAAAAACGACCGGATCGAAGAATATAGCCTGCTAAACAATGCGTATTATGGCGATGGAGGCTTTTTGAACGGGAAATACCTCGTCCAGCACCCGCGCGAATCGTCCGAAAAATATCAGCAGCGCCTCGCTTTGGCTTATTACCTAAACTACACATCACCCTGTGTAAACGCTCATGTGGACCCAATCTTTAAACGAGATCCACAGCGGGAATATTCCGGGGCGATCACAGCCCTCTGGGAAGATTTCGCCAAAGACACCGATCTTGCCGGTACAGATCTCAATACGCTTGTTAAGCGCTGGGCAGTAGCGGCAAAACTCTATGGGATCGGCTACGTTGTTTGCGACAACGCCCCGCAGCCCGGCAGCACGATCGGCGAGATCCTTGAGAGCAAAAAAAGGCCCTACGCCTATCTGTTAGATCCTGATAGAGTTAAAGAGATTAAGGTTGACAATAATGGCAAAATAATTTATTTTGCCTTTTTAGAGCGGGATCCAAAAAGCAAACGTGACTTTGACCGTATTTTTACTACTGAGGGCTGGGAACTACGCGATGGCGACAAAGTCATCGACAGCGGTAAATATAACCTCGGTCGCGTACCTGTGGTGAAACTCACAAGTCGCGAAATCAGTCCCTTTGATATGTTCCCAGCGTCAGAATTTCTCTCAATAGCTATGACCAATCGGAGCATCTATAACAAATGCAGCTGGCTGGATGATATTTTGCGAAATCAGACATTTAGCATCCTGACCTATCCGACAGCTAAGCCCGAATCGCTGGACATTGGCACGGATAACGCTTTGGCCTATCCGCCGGACTCCCGGCACATCCCGAGCTTTATAGCGCCTCCGGCAGAGTGTGCGACGGTGCTCGCCAACCAGATCCAGATGCTGCAGGAGGAGATCTACCGCATGGCTGTCGTTGTAAACGTCACGGGCGTACGGACCCAGTCTTCCGGAGTCGCTAAGCAGTGGGACTTTGAGCAAACAAACCAGCTCCTCAGCAGTTTTGCGGGCAACATCGATGTCGCCGAAACGGAGTTGGCCGAGCTCTTTGCGCTTTGGCTTGGCGCCGATTTTAATTACCAATGCAATTACCCCAAAGACTTTTCGGTATCGGACGTCACGACAGAGCTTGCCAACGCCGAAACGGCCAAAGCACTTGATTTTGGGACAACATTTAATACAGAGGTGTTGAAACGTGTTATAACGTCCTACCTGCCTGATCTGAAAAAAGACCGGGTCGAGCAAATAGTAAACGAATATAGCGACCTTGCTGATATGTCAGCTCTTGATGCCACCGAAAGCGATTAAAAATGGGAACAAATAAATTATTAAAGCTAATATCTGTCTATCTTGCCGCCTGGCGCAGTGATGCGAAAAAAGCAGAGGCCCTGATCGCAGCAAGCATAGCCGCAGGAGATAAGGTAGATAAAGCTGTCGACAAGGCCATCAAGGCGCGCCCTGATATGTTTTACCTGACCGGCCTGCCTGATTTTCTGGCAGACGCTGCTGCCATCGGCCTGGGAGTAGCTGACACATCGTTTATACCACCCGATTACCGTGAGTTGCTTGTTAAAGCGATCGAAAAACCATGGACGTCTAACGGCGTCAAATTATCGGCAAGACTTTACGGAGCTGGCCGAGACATGCGGGCCCAGATACTTACCGTGGTCGGACGGTCGCTGAAAAATGGCGCCGACTGGCGCGCTGCAGCCAAAGCCCTTTATGACGGCTATGGTAAAGGAGCGGTAATCCCGGATCAGGATATCGCAGCCTACATGGCAAATCTCAGGCGCTGGACTCCCGAAAACTACGAGGAGCAGTCACGCCTTGCCCGCATCGCGCTGCGCAATATCAACAGGCTGGCCCGAAACGGCGCGCCCAATATAGCGCTAAAGTCTGCTTATACTAAACTCCTTGATGCCGCCAAAACCGGCAGCGAAAAGGCGTACAAAAATGCTCTTTATGTGGCCATGAACGAAAAATCCCGCTACGTCGCTGAACGCATCACCCGCACCGAAAGCACCCGGGCATGGGCTGACGGGTTTTTCGCAAGAGCATTGGCGGACCCTCATGTCGTCGCTGTCAGGTGGAAACTCAGCAGCAGGCATCCCGTTTATGATATCTGCGATATGTACGCTAAAGCCGACATGTACAATTTAGGAGGCGGCGTTTATCCGAGAGACAAAGTGCCGCCCCTTCCGGCGCACCCGCACTGCCTGTGCTACCTTTCTGAGGTCTACCGCGGTGAGGTCGACCTGTCGAAGCAAAAAGATCAAACAAAAAAAGCCGTTGATAACTGGCTGCGGGATCTGCCCTTTGATAAGCAAAAACTCGTACTCGGTCTCTATGGCGTCAACGCATGGACCGCCGGTGACAGCTGGACTAAATACCTGCGGGGCTGGCAGGGCCTCGTAAACCCGACAAGCAGGCTTGACGCTGGTCTCGTGCGTGATCTGATGGAGCGTAACCTGCTGCCGCCGACAGATAGCCATCTTGCAGCTATTGCAAAATCACAGGGGTTAAGTTATACTTTAGGCAAACGTGGAGCTGCCCGCTGGTATAGTGATGATAACAAACCGATCTATCCGCTACATTATGGCTTTTATGGCAGCTATGGCACCGAAACATTAAAAGCCGGCAGCGTGATCGTAGACCGCTACGGCAGAGATACAGGCAGTTTTGTAAGCCCGCAAGGGACTATATTTAGCGAGCGATCACTGCCGCCCGGAAGCAAAAACGATGAGTATCACGTTTACCGCGTCAAAAAAGACATTACGGGAGTATTATCTGGCCGCACTGCGCCGTGGTTTGGACAAACGGGCGGTGGCTGGCAGTACAAATTGCCAAACAGGATTATGGAGCTATCTGATTACTTAGAGGAGGTTGACGAGCGATGACCATCAAAGAGCTGGAAAAAATACTGATCAATGAAAAAATCCCTCGCAAAGATTACGAAATCACCGGCGATAACTACCTCCGCGGTTATGATGGATATATCATCCTCCCTGCACCCAAAGGCAAATGGGAGCTCTACTACATGGAGCGCGGCCAAAAGGATCTGCTGGGCACCTACCCAACCGACCACGCCTGCTGCATAGAGTTTTTGCGATATATGTCCAGGAGCTACTCGCAGCTGGAAAAATATCTGCCGGAAGACAAAACAGCATAATTTGCAAAATACTAAAGGCGTTGAAAAGCCGCAAAACTGAATAAAAGAGATAATAAGATCAATCCTTCGGGATTGATCTTATTTTTTTATGTCACCGCAAGCGCAAAAATCCGTTTTAAGCGGTTTTACGCTCCTGCAGGATAAATCCCTTGCGCCAAAATCATTTAAACGTTTTTAAACGGTGTTTGAACGATTTTAAAAGGGGGTATATCTAATCCGCAAGCGCATAAATGATCTGCCGAAAGGATGATTTGTAAAAAATGATACCTGAAGGACTTTACGGAGAAATAAAACAGCCGCCTGAAAAAAGTATTGCGGCAGCGATCAGAGATATTACGAGTATCCGGGACTATATGGATCGCCGGGCAGAATACCGGTACGATCAAAAGCAGTTTGCCCTCAATCTGGCGCTTGACATTTTGAGCCAGATCGAAACAGCTCAAAACCGGCAGGAAATCCAACCTCCTGTCGGTTGACTATAAACATCCTCCTTTCTCTTTGCGGCCGGCTACGCAACCGGCCGCAATCTGAATCAAAAGGAAACGAAAGCTATCTGGAGCGGAGGCTCTGATATAAATGCGGCGGAGGCCGAAACTAAAAATATGGAGGCAACAATGGACCTAAAAGAAATCTACACCAAACTTGAAGCCATGGACGGCGGATCTGATATCGTCGCCGCAGTGAAAAGCGAAATCGAAAAATTAAACGCGGAAGCGAAAACGCACCGCGAAAAAGCAGCTGCTGCCCAAAAGGAGCTGGAGAGCTCTTCCGGCAGATATGATGCTGTACTGGCAGCCCTTGGGATCGAAGACAAAGAAAATGCTGCAGATGCCGCAAAAGAACTTAAAGGCGCTCTGGATGCCTTTAGTGCATCAGGGAAAAAGCCTGACGAGATCGCAAAAGAACTATCCGGTCTTACCAAGCGATTGTCCGAAATCGACAAAGAGCTGGCTGACACCAAAGCCGCCAAAGAGGCCGAGACCGCAAAACGTGTAGCTGCCCTCAAAAGTAACGGCCTGATGCAGGCCCTTGCCAAAGGCAATGCAGCAAACCCGGAAGCCATCAGCAAGATCTTGCTCGAAAACGTCACTGTCGGCGAAAATGATGAGCTGACCATGCAAAATGGCAGCGAAAGCGTCTCTATCAACGACGGCGTAGCAGCATGGCTCAAAGATAACGCATGGGCAGTAAAAGTAAACGCATCCGGCGGCAGCGGCAGCGGAGGCCATGGCGGCAGCTCCGGCGACGCTTTTGCTGACGGATTCGACAACGCATAAGGAGGACATTTATAAATGGCAATCAATTACGCAGCTAAATATTCTGAAAAAATCGACGAACGCTTCGCGCTCATGAGCGTGACGGCCCCGGCCGTAAATGATGACTTTGACTTTATCGGGGTGAAAACCGTTAACGTCTACAGCATCCCCACCAAGGCCCTGAACGACTACTCCATGACCGGTAACAGCCGCTATGGTACAGTAACAGAACTGGAAGACACCGTGCAGGAGCTGACTCTCGGTCGTGACCGCAGCTTTACTTTTTCGATCGACCGCAGAAATTACAACGACACGATGATGACCAAAGAGGCCGGCAAGGCTCTTGCCCGCCAGGTCAACGAAGTGATAATCCCCGAGGTCGACACCTATCGTCTGGCGGCGCTCGCAGCCAATGCTGGCGGCACTGCGACAGCAGCCATCACCAGCTCCAATGCATACGAAAAATTTCTTGACGCAAAAAACCACCTGATCGACAACAAGGTCCCATCTGTAGGATCTGTAGCCTATGTATCCGGCCAGTTTTACAAAAATATCAAGCTGGACAGCAGCTTTATCCAAGCCAGCGACCTGGCTCAAAACACATTGATCACAGGCCAGCTGGGCATGATAGACGGTACGCCGATCATCCCCGTCCCGTCCACTTACCTACCCGCTGACTGCGCATTTATCCTCACCAATCCGGTCGCAATGTGCAGCCCGGTCAAGCTCGCTGATTACACGATCCACGAAAACCCGCAAGGCATCAGCGGCTGGCTGGTAGAAGGCCGCGTCTACTACGACGCATTTGTACTTGCATCCAAAGCTAACGCAGTGTATGTACATATGACCGCTTAGGAGGAATTTAAATGGAACTTACAAAAAAAGGCAAAAAAGTAACCCTTAAAAGTGACGTCCAGATCGCGGCCTACAAAAAGGCTGGCTGGGTTGAAGTCAAAGGCAAAAACCCCAAAGCCAAACCGGATGACCCGACCGCTGATACCACCGAAAAATGATAACCATCAAAATCACCGGAGCAAAGGAGCTGACCGGAAACTTCCGGCAGCTACCGCTTCGGGCAAAAGATGAGCTGACGATAGCGCTTAAAGCCGCATTGCGAGATATCCGGGACCGGGCAAGAACTGAACATAAATTCACTACCCGCAGCGGCGAAACCGAACGCGGAATTGAATTTAACCAGACCGGCACCCTTTCGGGTGTTGTAGGCGTAACAACCAAAATCGGCGCATATCTACATGAAGGCACCGGCATCTACGGAGCCAAAGGCCGCCCGATCGTTATCGTCCCAAAATCAAGAGCCGCCCTCAGATGGGCAACCGGAGAAGGATTTGCCTTCTCCAAGCGCGTCGTTATTTCCGGCATTAAAGGCGATCCCTTTTTGTATAAAGCGGCCAGAAAAGAAACCGCGGCGATTAGAGCAAGGTTTGGCGAGGCAATCAGAAAGGCGGCAAAATTATGATATTTATAACCGATGCCGATATCACCGACGACGTATTAGTCGTTGATCAATCCGACATCGATGCGGCAAACGCTTATGTCGGATCGATGCAGGCGAAATTCGCTATAGCTGACGAGGATATTGCTGATCCTCTGCCCTATAACATCAGACGCCTTGCAATCGTCTATGCCTGCTATACGGCGGCACTTGACGCAGTAGGCACAGATGCGACGGAAACGATGGGCGAAAACCGGCAGCGCATCGACATTTACGAGCAAAAGCGCAAAGCGTACTACGCAGAACTGACCGCGCTGTCAGGATCTATTACAGCAGCAGACTTTACCGGGACTGCCGTCGGCGGCTCCCCTAAAGTCACACTGGGGAGGTCTTGATATGAGCAGGCGTCAGGAAGTAACTGACGCGATTGCGCGCATCTTGAGCGACGAGTTGCCTGACATTCCATGGACGGTGCTGGTCAAAGGCTTTAAACGGTCTAAACAAACCGAGGGCACAATCAGCTGCGACGAGGTAACATACAGTTTTGACGCCAAAGGTAGCCGCAACGGTCGAGCGACCTACTCTATCTGCGTAGTGGCGGCAGGTGACAACGTCGATATTGACGACATCGCAGACCGCCTTGACGCGGTTATTTTAAAGAACCCAACGCTTGATAACTGGGCAACTACCGCCCGGATAACGCAAATACTTTTCGGGGTCTCGCAGGGTCAGCCGCAGGAGGCGGGAGTTTTCTTGGCGACCCTTGACGTGACTTACGACAGTAATTAATGGAGGTAAACAATGGCAGCACAAAGACCCATTCGCCCGGTGATCGATAAAAAACTCATGGGCCGAGAGGTGCTTGTTTTTTTAGACTTCGGCGAAGATGCAACCTATGACGATCCAGTCTGGTCTCTTATAGGCGGGCAGCGAACCGCAGACTTTAATAACAGTGCCGACAGTATCGATACCAGCGATAAAAATTCCAACGGCTACGGCGACAGCGAACCGGGCATGAAAACTACCGAGATATCGATGGAGCTCATCATCAAGCCGAGCGATCCCACGATCGCGCAGCTCTACGATGCCTACAATAATAATGAGGCTGTAGATATCCTGCGCTGGGTGAATGGCGGACGCAGCACCCGCAATTGGTATTCGATCACAGAAATGAGCGAATCAGCAGCGTATGACGACGCATCGATCCTCACCCTGACGCTTAGCGGCAAGGGCGAGCCGACAGTCATCGAAGATATGGCTGACCCGCGCGAATAGCGCATAATCGCAGCAGCGGGGAGATTCCTCGCTGCTTTTTAATTAAAGGAGGCAATGTAAATGCAAAAGAAAGCGAAAAATAAAGCCCAAGACAGCCAAGTTAGACGCACTGTAGATCTCAATATTTTCGGAGAAGAACATCAGCTGAAATTTACCATAAACGCGCTGGAAATGCTGGAGGCGACTACTGACGAAAGGAACGTCAGCATTCTTGCGACTAAACCTGTATGGTCGCTTAAAGACGTTGTATCCGGAATCCACGCAGGGTTAAAGTGGCAGATACCCAAGCTGACCCGCGAACAAGTCAAAGACGGCGTGCAGATATTGATCCGGGAAACATCAATTTACGAACTGCAAGGCCTGATCACTGCCGCGATCGGACTTTCCGGACTGGTATTCGGCGACGCTGCCAGAAGCCCGTTTGCAGAGATCCTGCCCGATAAAAAACAGTCCGGCGATGATAGTGACGAGGACGAAGAAAAAAAGTAATTACTTTTGCCGACTGGGTCGATCGCTGCATCTGGATCGGCTATGCGCTAAAATTCACTGCCGAGCAGATTGCGGCATTAACGCCATATGAATTATTTGCCCTGTGGGACGGCGAAAAATACCTGCGCCAAGCACGGCAGATAGATATCGCAAGCCTTATCACTATCCATTATTTAAATCATCATCGGCGCAAAGGCGCACGCGAATTGAAACTTGAGGATATATTCAGCGATGGTCGTTTCGACAAGCGCCGCAGTAAGAATGAATTTACAGAAGAGGACTGGCAGCAATACATCAGGTTATTCGGATAAGGAGCTACCATGGCTGAAAAAATAGAAGTCCAGATAAATGGCGAAAGCCAAGGCTTTGATGCAGCAGCAGCCCGAGCGGCTCAGCAGGCAGCAAGGCTCGAAACTGCATTAAATAACGTCGCCAGCTCGCAAAGCAGGGCGGCCAGCGCTGCAGCTCAAGCTGCAGGATCTACCGACCAGCTCGCCAACGCACAAAAAGGCGCCGCTGATGCTGCCGCCAAGGCCGCCAGGCAAAACGACAAAACAAAAGATTCGCTGGATGGAATCAGGACAGCGTCGACCCTCGCTGCAGCAGCTATCGCTACAGCTACGGCAGCCATGGGACTGGGAGCCGTTAAAGCTGCAGGAAAAATGGAACAGCTTGAGATCGCGTTTACAACAATGCTGGGCAATGCCGAGCAGGCGAAGACTATGCTAAGCGACCTGCAGGACTTTGCACAGGTGACTCCGTTTGACCTCGAATCAGTAACAAATGGCTCGCGCAGACTTCTGGCAATGGGATTTTCTGCTGAGCAGATCATTCCGGTCATGACCGCCGTTGGCGACGCCGCAGCGGGTCTTGGCATGCAAGCCGAGGGCATCGACCGGATAACGCTTGCCATGGGCCAAATGGCCGCCAAAGGCAAAGTGTCGGCTGAAGAGATCCGGCAGCTGGCTGAAGCAGGTATCCCGGCTTGGAAGTTTATTTCCGAAAGCCTCGGTATAACCATTCCCGAGGCCATGAAACGAGCCGAACAAAGTCAGATCAGTGCAGCTCAAGGCTTGAATGCCATTGTTGCTGGTATGAACAGCAAATTCGGCGGCATGATGGAGGCACAGTCTCACACGATCGACGGCATGTGGTCTAACCTCATGGACGGTATTAGCCGCACGTCGATCTCCGTCGGCAAAGATATCGTCGAGAGTTTTGATTTACATAAAAAACTAGCTAAAGCCATGGACTTTTTCGACGAGTTCCGCGAGCGCGTGGACAATTCCGGTCTTCGGTCTGCGATCATCCAGAGCGTACCGACCGAAGTCGTCGCTGCTGCGTTTGTCGCAATAGATATAGCGGTAGTGACGACCCTTATCCCGGCGATCAGTAAAGCTATAAAGGCCTTCAGGGCTTTGCGTGTGGCTATGCTGTCTACTCCAATAGGTCTTGCAGCGACTGGCGTTGCTGCAGTTGCAACGCTGGCCTATGACAAAGCCCAAGAGTACGAACTGGGCGGCCAGGAACGAGCCAACATCCTGCAGGGAGTATTTGATGCTGAAGGCATCGAAGGCTACGAGGAGTACGTCACAAAGGCGGCAGGAGTAGTCGAGGACTGGGATAAGATAAGCAGTGACAATGATCCTTACGCCGCGATCCGCGATGCCGCGGAACATGCGCGAAAGCTGGAAGCTCCGCCTGACTTTAGCAATCTCGGTGACTATGCTGCTGATGCCGGTGGCGGCAGCTCTGGCAGAAAAGGTTCTGGCCGTACAAAACGTGATACGTCTGCGCAGGAGGCCAAGGCCTACATTGATCTGTTTGATAAAATGGTGCAAAAAGCCGAGGCGTTCAAATCCTTGTGGGACGGCATTACCGGCACGAGAAATACTATGTTTGACAATGCTGCCGAACAGGTAAAAAAAGCGACTGAATCTTACAACGCTGCACGCGATGCCAGAATCAAGGCAGAAGCCGAAGGCAATGCCAAAGCCGCCGAGCTGATCGCCGAAACCGAAGCGCAGCGGCTGCAATACCTCCAGCAAACCGAAGCGAAGGCAAATGAAGTTTTCGCCGACAGCCTCCTGCAGCGCAAAAATGCCATGCAGGAATACAACAACGAAATGCAGACCCTTGCCGAAAACAATCAGGCTGCAATTCTGGCGGCATTTCAAGGGCGGCTATCCGCCGAGCAGGAAATGGAGCTCGAACAGGCCCTCGCCCGCCAGCAGCAAATGATTGAAGAGCAGGAGCTTAGGCAGGCTTATTACGACTGGCAGCTCGAAAGCCAGGAAAGCCTCTTATCGTTCGGACTGGAAGCGGCGCAAACACTCAAAGACGGCCTGGCATCGGGTCTCGCCAGCATCATAACTGAAGGAGCTAAGCTCGGTGACGTTTTAAAAAACCTTGGTAAACAGATACTTAATATGTTCATTCAGTGGATAGTTGGCAGACAGCTCGCAGCAGTCTTTTCAAAAATGGCCAACAAAATGGCACTTGCCGAAACCAAAGGTATCGCTGCAGCAAGTGCTGCAGCATGGGAACCTGCAGCAGCGCTTGCCGAGGCAGCAGTGCCGGGTTCTATCGCTCGCGGCGAAGGCTTGGCAGCGGCAGTGGCAGGCAGAGCAGCAGGCATCGGCGCCGATTTTGTATCCAGCAGCAGCGATTCCGGCGGACTTGGCTCTGACAGTTTTATGAACGGAGGCCTTGACAGCGCCATGGGCGGGCTCAATACCGGCGGAGTTGGTCTTGGTAACAGCAGTTTCATGCGCGGCGGCATCAGTTCGATTCCGGGTGGTATTGGCGGCAGCGTGATTAACGTCACCAGCAATAACTACGGACAAATCAACAACGGCTGGGACGCTGATCAATTGCTCGGCGGACTTAACGACAGCGTTTTAGGCGCTTTAAGGAGCAGTTAAATGGTTTTTAAAAGAGCGAAATACGAAGAAAAAACCGCATACCCTAACGAATATATCACTGTCGTATCTGCCGCAGGCGTGGAACAAAGGCAATATTTGCGTGTAGCCATATCCAATATTAACGATATAAAAATGCGCATCAAGGAGGCCGATAAAGCTTACGCGCACGGCAGCTATGTCTACGGCGACGGCAAAATCGAAAGCAGGAAAATGAAACTGTCCTGTCACATTCGCGGCGAAAACCAAGCCGACCATGACCGGCAATACAACAATATCATAAACCTGTTTGCGCAGCGTAACTACTCGCTGCGCATGGTCCGCGACGACCGGGAATATCATATTGCTGGCATGGTAGAAACGAAACAAAAATGGGTCAAAGGCTTTAAATGGCTTTGGTCTGATATTGATATCACTCTTATGATGACAGATCCGTTTGTTTACGCAACTGCTGATACCGTGGTAAACATTCCGTTTACCGAGAACCAAACCGATAAAGTGGTCAGTTTATATAATGATTCGGCGATTGACGTTCCGCTGATTTTTGATTTTATCCCGATGGCCGATACGCCCATGGATAACGTCAAGATCATGCATACAGATAGCGGCGAACAGATGCAGCTGACCGATTCGCTCCTTAGCTATCCTCACAAAGCTCGCGTGGATGGCAACGTGGGAACAGTGCGGCGCGATAATGATAACAGTATCAATACCTTTTCCGGAGTATTCCTTCATGCCCTGCCCGGTCGAAATGAATTCAAATTCACCTGTCCGGCCGGGCAGGTGAAAATAATCTACAGAGCTAGGTGGTTTATATGAGCAAAGGTAATCTTTTATACGGCCTATATCCGCGCGGCCAATACATTCACGCAGGACTTATTGGACTGGCCGGCGGTTACACTGATGATCAGATAGGCTACCTGCCAGACCGCTATGATATGATCGCTTACAACAAGGACGGGACCAAATCCGCGATTTTTTCCAGCGGCGTCGAGGGCAATGCGCTAAAGTCGTTAAAATTCGAGATAGTCGAAACTGGCTGCGGAAAAGCGGATTTTGTTTTTAGCCGGCTGCCAACAAACGCAGAACTTTCCGTAGATCAGCGCATTGATATCCACTTATACAATGATCCGCGGCCGTGGTGGAGTGGATACATTTTAAACTGCCCCTCCCAAGGCAGCACTGCCAAAGAATACAAATACACCGCGCATGGGTACTACAATAAACTGGACGCAGTAGTCATATTTGCAGATTTTCAGGGGCGAGAGGTATCAAATATGGTGTCTGATATCGCCCGTCAGGCAGAGCTAAAAGCCGGGCTAAACTACAGCAGTAATCTGCTGATCAACACCAACTATATCGCGTCACGAATACAATTTGACGGCGTTACAGCTAAAGACGCACTCAAGCAGCTGTCTGACTTTGCAATCGATTACGTTTACGGCGTAGACGAATACCGCCGCCTGTTTTTCCGTCCGCGCAACCGCGAGGTCAATGAGCAGGCGAGGTTTTGGGTCGGAGATCATCAGGGCAGTTTTGAGCCGGTGGACGACGCCGAAAAAATCTACAACGTGCTGCCGATAAAAGGCGCAGCTGTAGATGGCAATGGCGAACAGTGGTTAGCGACAGTAGAGGACGCAGAAAGCCAGCTTAGATACGGCATCCGCGAAAAAGTATTAACCTTGCCGTCGGCATACTCTGCCACCGACGCCGAACGCTGGGGCAAAAATCAGCTGCTGTCAATGTCTAAACCGGCCCTATCAGCCAAAGTTGGCGAGATACAGCTCCCCTACCCTTTGGCGGACGGACGGTTTAACGTCCGGAAGATGTGGACGGATGGCGAGGCAGTTATTACTGACAGAGCGGGTATAGCCCATCAATACCCAATAACAAAGCTAAAATATAGCGTCTCTGCTGACAAAGGCATCAAATGCGACATGGAGCTTGGCAAGCAGCCTGCGGAAATAGATACATATCTGGCCGAACTGTCCAGATATGCAAAAGACCTTGAATTACTGCAGGCTGCAGCAACCAAACAGCTCAAATAGGAGGCAAAATGGCAAATCCAAGTAATTACAGATATGATGCATATTCTGATATTCCGTCTAATATAACGCTGACAGAGCGGCATTTAGTCCCGGCCATATCTCCGTATATAGTTACGCTTACTGAGGTCCCGGTCAAGTCAGCGCCATCGACTACTTCAGCCAGATATATTAATGATATTTCCGGCGGTTCGGCAGTCTACGGAGAATCACTGACCGAGGTATCGGCCACCCCGGTAGCCGGGCAATATTACCCGGATTACCATACAAATGCCGATAATAATGAAAACTGGAACACAGGGCAGATTCTTTTTGCTGCAGCAGATGCCGGAAAGATTGTTGAAATAACCTATTTAGCGAAAGGAACATTAACTGGTGTTACCTCTGCCGCATATCCCTCATGGTGGCGCGACCGTGGTGATGGCAGCGACGGTGATTTCTACCCTACTGGTAACGTAACGATTTGTGGCCGCAAGAATTACCGCAGTGTATATATTCCCGCCGGGGTGACTGTGTCGGTCAGTGGGTTTATAGATATTCGTTGTCAGGGAATGTTTATAAATGCCGGAACTATAAATGCCAGTGGGGGCGGTGGGCTAGCCGGGCAACAGGTAAAAATAAGAAACTTATATGGGGCAAATATAGGTCTTAACGGAAATCCGGGCGAACCTGCAATCGGCGGCGGAGCTGGTGGTGCGGCTGGTTCCAGTTCGGATTCGGGGTATTATGGAGTAAACAGCAGCGGGACTAAAATAGGCGGTTCAAGGCTTAGTCTTGACGCGGCAGGTATTTTAGCAGGTTGCTATAGCGAAGAAATTCTCGGAGGTGGCGGCGGATCAAGTCCCGGGGTGTATTCGATATCCGAGGGAGGCAGCACGGAAACGCTTTCGGGCGCGGTTGGCGGTAATGGTGGGGGCATGATCCGCATTGTAGCAAAATCACATAAAAATATAGGATCGTATATTTCTACAGGTTTAAATGGCACAAGCGTCATAGTAAACAGCGCAATACAGACAGGTGGCGGCGGTGGCGGCGGTGGTGTAATACTCGTAGTATGCGAACGTAATTTAAGTTCCGGTACTGCCAGCGTCGGCGGCGGAGCAGGCGGCTCATATGGTGGTAGCGGCGGAGCTGGTTGGTATCGCGTGATCGAACTGGGGGTGAACTGATGATTATCGCAAATGGGTTGGATATTATATGCTCATACGGAGATACATTTAACTGTGCATGGGAAATTGAAGGTGTGTCTGCTGCTGATGATATTACTTTTTCCGTAAAGGCTACAGCCAATAGTTCGGATGTAATACATCAGGCGGAGTGCGACGTTTCAGACCGGTTAATCAATGTCAATATACCGGCTGCGACATTTGCGGAGATACCAGTTGGTTCGTATGTGTACGATCTTGTCTTGCGCAGCGAAGGGCACGTCACGACGCTGCTTTTTCCTGCAAATTTACACATAAAGGCGGTGGTTCACAGTGAGTGATCCAGTAGTTAAAATACCGACAATAAAGCTCACGCCCGTTCCGGGTGGCGTTAATGTAGTCCAATACGGAACGCTGACGATTGGTAGTGTTGAAACTCTTGAAGCTGGATCGGCAGCAACGGTATCGAACAGTGGCACTATTGAAAAAGCTATGTTAGATTTCGGCATTCCGGCAGGGTTTGACGGTAAAGACGGTGCAGCTGCTACAGTCGCAATAGGAACCGTAACAACAGGAGAGCCGGGAACTACAGCAAGCGTGACCAACGTCGGAACAGATACCGCAGCCGTATTTGATATAACAATACCCAGAGGTGACAAAGGCACAGACGGCACAGGAGCAGGTGATGTAGTCGCTGCTGCCGATAACACTTTTACAGCTACAAATGCCTTTGAAGGTATGTTAAAAACCACTTGCGATATGCAGTTTGTCTCTTTGATTGTGAACGATTCATTAATACTTAATCATAATAGCGAGAACATACAAAAAATTGAAATCGTTGACGCCAGTGTTGTTATATCATTCAAAGATACTGATATGCCCACAGGCTGTAACAAAATATTTTTAATCAGTATCCATAAAATTGGCAGCGGTTTTTTCATGATAGATGATATGCCGATAATAGGAGGCATTACCGGATTCACTACAATTATAGACGGCCCCCTTCCTGAAATTGGGCCCAATGAAGTGCTGAAAATTGCCATGGAGGTAGATGCTGACCTTAAAAGGGTTTTCGTCTATGTTCTTGGAAAGGCGGCGTTTTAATGTTATCTAATAAGCTTCTATTGGCTGCTGCCCGCGGGAGAGCTGTTCAATCGTGGTTAGGCAACGTCGAATGTCAGTTAGTTAAATGGGATGACCCCAGCCTGATGTTTCTTTACGGTTCGCAGGCCTCCCCTTGGCTTACTGGCGGCTTCGGAACTTTACACCCCCTTCTGGAAACAGTAAAGGCAGATACGCAAATAGCAGGGGTATTCATAAGCGTAGATGCAGCCACGATATTTATGACGGAATGCTACCTATATTTTGACAACGTGCCCTCTCTACAATATGGTATAAAGTTTGAGAAGTTAAGTAAGATCATAATTCACAGCACTACAGGGGGCGAACCGTTTACGATATATGATGTTCAGTCCTGCTGGGATAATATAAATATGTGCTATGACCTTTTTAGCGAAGACTTGGCTAATTGGGGTTATACAAACCTGACGGCGGGTTCGACATTAGGCTTTACTTTAGAATTGGAGTGGTACGAATGATACAGAAGGTTATCAAATATAAATACGAAGGAAATACCTACGACAGCTTTTCGCAGCTAAAACAGGCGTATCCTTACATCAGCTTTCCGGTTGGCGCTGATGCTGATGTTCTTGCGACTTTAGGGATCGAAAAGGTCGAAGAATACCCATCGCTGGAACGCTGCAGGGAAATACTAAAAGCACAAGCGGGGTTATTTTTTGCCAAAAAACGAGATGCCATCCGCTGGGTTGAAATTGATGGCATACAATATGGCTTTGATTGTGCAGCAGTAGACATCACCAATTTTATGGCAGCATACACACCATTGCTCATAGCTGGCACTGGCACCACATATTACAAAGTATGGTTATCCGCCAGCCAAAAAGGTTTGGCAGAGCTGACGCTTGATGGCATGACGGCAGTTTACAACGCTACGCGCGAAGGACAGTTGGCAGCTTATGCGTGGTACGAGGCGAAAAAAGCCGAAATCGACAAAGCGAAAAGCATTAAAACACTTTTGAAAATCACATTGGAGGAGCAATAAATGCAATTACAATTCATTAGATCCCAGCAACGTTTATATACCATGGACGGTCGCGGCCTAGTAATTAATAATTATGATTGCCGCAGCGCTTTTGTCCCTGGCTACAATGAGTCTGGACAACCACGAGAATCGCTGCCGAACGGCAAATACTGGTGCAAAGCAGAGATCGGGGATTTCGGTGCACCCTATGGCACTTTTTATATCACAACGCACGATTGCCGGGCGCGTGATATACACGGCGGCGGCAGCGGGCTTGCCAATCCTTATGCTCCATATCAAGGCTGGGTACCTACCCTTGGCTGTCTACGCATGCAAAATGCCGATGGAATCGAAGTGTCTAATTGGATCATTGCGAACGGAAACAATATACTGTTAGAAGTTGTTGATTAAAAGGAGAATACAAAATGAAGTTCACGAAAAAACCAATAACCATCGAAGCGTTTCAATTTGATGGAGACTTCATGAATAGTAACGGTGATTATTATGTGCCTGAGTGGGCAGTGGACGCTTACAAACAAGGCATTTTATATTTTGAAGGACCAGACCTTTTTATAAGAACACTGGAAGGTATCCATGCAGTAAGCTACGATGATTACGTCATCAAAGGAGTAAAGGGCGAATTGTATCCATGCAAACCAGATATCTTTAAGATGACATATGAGCCTACTTCTGACGAGACATAAGAATTGATGAAATATAAAAAGCAGCCCAGATAGGCTGCTTTTTATAAATTTATATTTCGTTTAAAGGTATTTCAATGAGCATTTAAAGGAGAATTTATGAAAAAATCACCACTTGGGTATGCGATAATATTCATTTTGTCCATATGGATTACCATAACATTAATTTTTATTCCTATCATCTGTTCTTCTAATTAAAATT